TGCTGGTCTGGAAGGCTCAGGCGCTAGTGGCCAGCCTACCGGTATCCTGAGCACCTCTGGTGTTAACACGGTTACTGCGTTTGCTGCTGCTAACCCAACCTTCGCTGAAGTAGTTACCCTTGAGACCGCTGTCGCTGAAGACAACGCTCTTCTGGGCAACCTGGCATACATCATGCCTGCCGCCATGTACGGCGCTCTGAAGACTACTGAGAAAGCGGCTAGCACCGCTCAGTTTGTCGTAGAGCCAGGTGGAACCATCAATGGTTACCGCGCCATCGTTTCTAACCAAGGAACTGCTGGCAACCTGTACTTCGGTAACTTCGCTGATCTGCTTGTTGGTATGTTCGGTGGCCTCGACATCGTTGTAGACCCCTACACCAACAGCACCAGCGGAACTATCCGCGTTGTTGCTCTCCAGAGCATCGATGTTGCTGTACGTCACGCTGTTAGCTTTGCTTTCGGTAATGACGGAGCCTAACAGGTCGGGGGGATTCGTCCCCCCTTCTTTACTTGAACCCATTTACGAGTGGCTTCAACTAAGGAGAAAGCATGAAATATAAAGTCGTAAAAGGATGCGTCATCAAGGGTGAGGGTCATCACGTTGGCGCAGTTGTTGAGCTAGATAATGCTCTCGCCCGAGATCTCATGGGTATTGGTCGCGTTGTCCCTCATGATGAGCCGGAAGTCCAAAATCGGGCAGTTGGTTTAGAGGAGTCAGAAGACAAGCCTGTTGCTCGCAGAGGACGACCTAAGAAGGTTGAGCCTGAGCCAGAGGAAGACGCAGAGTAATGCCAGTAGAGACCCTTGGCGATAGAAGGAGCATGATTAAGGACTTCGGTGTCGATGTCTCTTATGTTCCCGTGTCTGGCGGTAGAGCCACGTTCAAGGGCATCTTTGACAATGAGCATTCGCTAGAGGAGATTGGCGGAAGCGTAGCGTTTTCCGTTGTCCAACCCAGGATTACTTGCGTAACGGCTGATGTTTCGGATGTTGTAGAGGGTGATGTTCTCAAGGTTACAGTTGATGGCTCTGAGATTGAGTATGTGATTCGTGTTGCTATGCCTGACGGCACCGGCATAACGGAGCTTCAACTGGAGAAACAATGAGCCACCTTCGCACTCAGATTCGGCAGCGCCTGGTAACTAATCTAACCGGCTTAACTACTACAGGAAGCAATTGCTTTGACACTCGCGTTTATCCGCTTGCATCAAACAAGCTTCCCGGCATCGCTGTTTATACAAAGAGCGAATCTACTGATTATGAGACCATGTCTCCACCCAGGACTTTGCGTAAAACGCTGACCGCAGTCATTGAGATATATGTCAAAATGACCTCTACGTTTGATGAAGTTCTTGATACTATTGCGGCTGAGGTTGAGACAGCCCTTTATGGTGATTTAACACAGAATGGCTTGGCTTTTGACACGAAGATTGTGTCATTTGAGGCAGACTTTGGCGGTGACGCAGAGCAACCTTTGGGTCAAGGCATTATGGAGGTCGAGATTATTTATTCTGCGACTGAAGGAAGCCCACAGGGCTAAATATTTATTGGCTAGCTTTTAGAGGACATTAAAATGGCTACAGCTACAGGAAAGGACGGCGCTGTCTACGTTGGTGCGAACGCAGTTGCTGAGATTAGAGATTGGTCTCTTGAGACCACTTCAGAGGTCGTCAATGACACCGTAATGGGTGATACATGGATGACCAATAAGGCCACTCAGAAGTCATGGACAGCGTCATTTAACGCTTTCTGGGATCCTTCTGATACCACCGGTCAAGGCGCCTTGGATGAGGGGTCAGAGGTAACTCTGAATCTTTACCCAGAGGGTAATACAAGCACCAAGACATATTGGACTGGTTCAGCAATCATTACGTCTGTCAGCAAGTCATCATCTTTTGACGGTCTTGTTGAGGCGTCGTTTAGCGCCACTGGTAACGGGTCATTGACTGAAGACACTGTTTCATAATGTCTAAGCTAATCGATGTCGCCGTTTCTCACTTCAATAGTCGTGAAGTGAGACAGATGCAGATCCCAGAATGGGATAACGTCACTGTCTACGCCAAAAATCTGTCACTTGAAGATAAGCACAAGTGGCTGAAGCGAGCGAAAGGTGAGACTGACGAGTATCTGCTCTATGCCGTAATCTTCGGATTAATTGACGAGAACGGCGAACAGGTTTTTGATCTTGGCGATAAGGTCAAGTTGAAAACCAATGTCGATCCAGATTTGTTGTCCAAAGTAGCCAATTTTGTGCTGGAAGTTAGCGCGCCAACCGAAGAGGAGCGCGAAAAAAACTTCTAAATGATCAAGGTGATCCTACTGAAATGTATTTCATGTATCAGCTCGCGGAACACCTTGGTCAGCCACTTTCAACCATCTTTGGCATGACGGTAGATGAGTATAACCATTGGTTTACTTATCTAAAGATAAAGAACCAAAAGCTAAAGGAAGCCTCAGATGGCGCAGCAGCAAGAAGTCGTAGTAGCGAAGCTAACCGCCGTAGATGAAACTCAGGCCGCGTTTAATAGCGTCCAAAACAATATGCGGAAGATGGGCAAGGAGGCCAATCGGGCAAATCAGCAACTTAGACTTGTAAGAGGAGGCGCTGGCCAGTTAGGTCATCAAATCCAAGATATTGCTGTACAGCTTCAGATGGGAACTAATGCCCTCATTGTCTTCGGCCAGCAGGGATCTCAGATAGCATCGTTAATGGGGCCGCAGGGCGCTCTTATTGGTGCCGTTTTGGCGGTTGGCGCCGCAATCGGAGTTAGCCTCCTAAACAACACAAAAAACGCTACCAATGAGCTTGAAGAGCTCAAGAACAAAATCCTTGAGACCGCAGAGGCAACCGGAAACTTTAATGAGGATTTTAGAAATTTTCTTGCATATGCCAGAGGTAAGGAGCTTAAGAAACAACAGGAAACCTTTGATGAAACCATCACGCAATATGAATCTGCAGCGGCAAGGCTAACCCTTTATGAGAATAGGCTTGCCCAGGTAACTCAAGCCGAGAAAGATGGCGATGATGCCGCCCTTAGAGGTCTAAAAACAAAAGAAGAATACAGCGCATTAATAGAAGAACAAGAAGGCTTGATTTCTAAGCTAAGGGTTGAACTTCGGTTCTTAAAGGACGATCTTGATGGCGTTACTGCTGCAACGAGAGAAGACGCTCAAAGACGTATTGATGCTTCAAAGCGACTTATTGAACAAGCCAATATAGAGCTTAAAGCGATAGTCGATGCCAAGAAAAAGCAAGAAAAGCAAGAAGAGTTGTCAATGAAGGCTAGGCTGGCTAGCCTATCCAATCTTCACATGACAAATAATCTTGAGTTAGAGGCTCTTAAAAGAGTTGATGAAGCCAAGAAAAAATCCGCTGATGAAGAAAGGGATAGGCTGGAGAAAAATACGGCCTACAGGCTTACTGTTGCAGAAACGGTTATAAATGCAGCTAATGCCGAGCTTAACGCTATTGTGCAGGCCGAGGAAAAGAAGAAGGCGGCAAAAATGCAAAGCCTTCAGCTAGATCAAATGCTGGTGCAAAATTCGCAGCAGATGGTTGGATCAATTATTCAGGATATGGATAAGCAATCAGGCGCATACAAGGCGCTGTTTGCTCTGCAACAAGCGTTGGCGATTGCCCAAACCATCATCCAGTATGAGACAGCAATTGCCCAGGCTAAGGGCCAGCTTGGAATATATGGCCTGCCTATGGAGGCATTGTTAAGGGCGCAACAAGTTGCTTCTGTGGCTATCATTGCCGGTCAGACCATAGCAGGATTTGAAGGCGGCGGGATGATACCGAACGGCCCAAGAGCCGGTGGCGTAGATGGCCGCGGTGGCCGTATGGCAATTGTTCACCCTAACGAGAAAATCACTGATTTAAACAAGGGTGGCGATAGCAAAGCAGTAAATATCAGCTTCAATATACAGGCTAATGACGCCGCTGGCTTTGATGAGCTTCTGGTTAAGCGCCGAGCCCTGATCGTTAACATGGTGAACAAGGCCGTAAACAACAGCGGCAGGAGGTCATTGACGTAATGGCTGATTTCCCGAGTAGTCCAGGTTTTAGGTCTGTCAGCACCAGGGTCGTTCACTACAACCTGAGAAGCGAGAGCATAAATGGCCGACTCCAGGTTCGATCTCTTGGGTCATCTAGGCGTGAGTTCACACTGACATTCCCGCCCATGACCCGGGCAGAGTTTGATCCAATCCATGACTTCATTAATGCCAAGCAGGGGTCATATACGACCTTCACTATTGACGTTCCCGACCCCGAT